TAGTTCTTTTCTTTGTTTTTGCTCTCGCATATATTCACCCACAGAACGCATTGTGTAGGTAAGGTCAAACTCGGCAGCGTTCCAGTTCTTGAACCGATCCTTCACAAGTTGATCAGAATTATAACTGATTAGTTGATCCATATTACAAGCATCGCAATCAGCAGCAAACTTATCGTGATCAAATCCTTTGTGCATTGATCCCTTGTTCCCATAGAGATTATCCTTAATATCATAAGGGGGATCAAGATACATAAAAGCACCTTTGTTTCCATCCATCAGATAATCATAGGAGTAATTAGTTATATTCCAATTCTCAATTATCTTGGAATAATCACTCAGTCTCTCAATTCCTCGCATTGAGAAGTTGTTGTCAGATGCCTGCCTGCTAAAGGATGAGGACTCAGTGAGACCAGAAAAAGAGCACTTGTTAGCAACGTAAAAACTAACAGCACGAATAAAAGGGGATTGATTGTTGTCATTTAATAAATCCTTTGCTTCAAGAAATAAACCCCTTGCAGAACCCTGATCTGGATATCTAGATCTAAGTTCCACAAGTCTTTTTTGCATGTCTGGACCAAACATCTGGAGTTGCTGCCAGAAGTTTACCAGAGGTTCATAGAGATCATTTACCCAAACATTTATGAGTGGATATCTTTTAGTCACATAAAGTGCAACACTACCACCACCCAAGAATGGTTCTCTAAATTCATCATAATCCCTTAGGTCAGGAAAGTACTGTGCCAGTTTTGGAACTGCTCTAGACTTTCCTCCAGGATATCTAAGGGGTGTCTTCAGTTGTTTCATAATCTTTAGGATGATACTTTAAGTATTCCCAGAAGGTCATCTTTAATTCCTTCTGCGTCATTCCACAATGCTCTGCTGCTTTGGGAAGATTCCACTTAGCATGAAACAATGCTTCATGTGCCTCTTTTACATTTTGAGGTGTTGTTTTGTTTCTCATAGAATAAGAGACTTGGACTCAGGTTGAACAATAGTGCTAAACGCATTCTTGTGTTGAGTCAACACTTGCTCATTAGGATCTGTGATGTAGATGACATGCTGCTTGTTGATAACAACTTCATCCTTACCCTTATCCACAAGAGGAACAAAAGGAACAAATGCAACAGTTCCCTGAGAGGTTGGGATTACTGCAAGACTGTTAACAATAGTAATTTCTGAGTCAGTCTCACTGACCAGTTCAGCAACTACTTCTTGACCAAAATTAAATCTAATAAGTTTTACATTCATTTGAATTTACACTCCACCATAATTTCTGTTAACGCTGCCAAGAGATTAATCTCTTGATCTGCCACAAAGGCACTCTGATACTGATACTTAGCAACAATAAGGACAGCAGCAGCAATGCTTGGACCATCCAACTTACTGTAAAGGGCATCATAGACATTCCTAAGAACAATGCCAGCATCATTATCGAGGTTTGCCACAACCCATTTACGAACTTCCGAAAAATTCTTCGTCTGGAGATATTTAATGAGATCATTTGTTTTTACATCATCAAAGGAAGCAAGAATGGCAGAATCAATTTTTCCACCAACTGAGTATCTTTGACACTCATTTAATACACGTCTCCAGTCAGGGAAGTGCTTATTAATTATTTGAGCAAGGACTTTCTGATCATACTCAACCATTTCCTGATCCAGGATTTGTTGGAGTCTTGCAAAGAAGTTTCCTGCAAGAGTTGCCTTTTCCTTTCCTTTGATTGAGAAGTCAACAACTGCACACCTGGAATGGAGAGGCTCAATGATTTTGTTCTTGTAGTTGCAGGTGAAGATGAATCTGCAGTTCTTATAGAACGTCTCAATATTAGCCCTAAGGAGGAGTTGTACATCTGGGGTTGTGTTATCAGCCTCATCAATGATGATGACTTTGTGTTTTGCAGACGAAGAAAGTGAGACGGTCGATGCAAAATTCTTTGCTTGGTTCCGTACCGTGTCCAGAAATCGTCCTTCATCAGATCCATTGATGACATAAAAGTCTGCTCCTAACTCATTGCACAGTGCTTTTGCTACTGTAGTTTTTCCACATCCTGCAGGACCTGCAAGAAGGAGATTAGGAACTTCTCCCTTCTCTACAAAATCCTGAAATGTCTTTTTTGTTGCTTCTGGGAGAATACAATCCTCAATCTTTTTAGGACGATATTTTTCTACCCAAAGAAAATTTTCACTCATAATAAATTAAATCAAGTTTACAGTAGTTGAGGACCACCAATTATTTTAGCAGAAGGAACATGTGCCTGTGCAACTTTAATTGCATGGCACTGATTGTTCGCTTCCACAACCATTTCAAGATACCTGTTATCAGGTGGTAATTTATACTTTACCTTGTAGTTCATTCAAAAGTAGAATCTGGCTCAAGAGCAATAAAGTAATCCAAGTTGTATCTCTCATTAGTGAATTTGGAAATGCACTTCTGAGAAATGACTACATTGTAAGTCCCAGGAATAATTTTGATATTCTCAACCTTAAAGTTGAAAGTAAACTCAGAATTAGTTTCACCAACAACAATTGAATACTCATTGGAGGTATCATTTTTCTTGTCACGAACAACAAGACTAATTACACCATTAGCACCAACAGCAGAAAGATCTGGAAGTTGATACACAGATGCTGCCTTAAGAAGTTTATCTAGTTGAGAGTGATCCAACTGGAAACAAACATCCTCAGAAGGAAGATCAATCTTCTTTTCTGGAGGGGCAATGATTACTTCAGGATCAGCAAAGAAGTATTTCACTTTGCGCTTGCCTTCCCTAATAATCAAGTGAGAGTCATTAGAGAAATCAAGATCAGGATCTTGGTGGAGACTAATGCCATTGAGGAATTGATTCAAATCATAGATGGCAAAATCTTTAGGAAAATCTTCACCAACATCTGCTTCAGCAAGAATGTTCTGCATCACAGAAATAGTCCTCAGTTTAGAACCTTGCTTGACCAGAATAGACTGGTTGATAGATGCAAAGTTCTTCAGAATTGAAAGAGTATTGTCAGAAAGTTTCATAGGTGTCTTTAGTTTCATTGTGTAGTCCTGCAAAATGATAAAGGAGAATGCAATAGTGAATTGCTTTTAGGATATCCAATTTGGACTTACCATTCTTCTTTCCAAATCTGGAAAGGTATTTGATTGCATTAGATCTTGTAAAGGGTTCAGCATCTCCAATACTTTCAATCAGGTCAAGAGTTTGGGTCTTGGACTGCTCAGAAGTATAGTGTGCTTTGTAAGTGCTGACAAGATACTCTTCAATTTGCTTTATGGTTTTATCTTCATTATATTTCCAAAATCCATTCTTATTAGTGTCTTCACTCATAGTAATTAAATCATAGGAATAAGTTTCAGGTGGGGACTCTTTAAACCAAAATCCATCAGCAGACATCTCCCAACCTGCTGCAATCATTTCATCATGAGTCATTCCATAGCAAAATTAAAGTTATCAACTAACATAATAGCACTCTGATTAATCAGAGTCAACCATCATGCTGAATCCCTTCTTCTTTTCAAACTTAATTGTTTGATCAAATTTTTCCAACAAGTCATCTACTTTGTGAGAGATCACAAATGTATTTGAATCCTTTACTACAAACTTAATGATCTTTGTAAAATAATCTGTTCCTGCTTCATCAAGTGAACTGTCAAAGACCTCATCAAGTATGAGTAAGTTTGTATTGATTGAGTTCTTGATCTTTGCAACTTCTCTCCAAGTAAACAGAAGTGCAAGGTCAATTCTCATTTTCTCACCTTCTGAGAATGAAGAGTATGAGAAGTCTTCATAGATTGGATTTAAAGCCCTCTCATTAAACTCTTCATCTAAAGTGAAATGTACAGGGAAGTCTAAGATCTCCAGATACTTGTTTAGATTTTTGTTGATTACTGGTAAGTATTTTTTGATGATCTTAGACTTTGCCCCATCATCTTTTAGCAGTAAGCTAATAAACTCGTAGTTTTGTAGTTCTTCTTTTTTGTTTGAGACTTCCTCTAGGATTGAATCTAGAGATTGTTTTAGTGAGGTTAACTTGTCATACTCAGTATCTGTGTCTTGATTTCTGGTGGCAAGTATTTGAATTTCAGATTCAACATCCTTGACCTGTTTTCTGAGACCAGAAATTGAAACGTTTTTAAGATTAAGTTCATGTGTTAGTTGAGTTACCTCTCTTGAAATCTGCAAGAAACTATTCTGTTTTTTCTGTTCATCCTCAATAGATTTCTTAAGTTCTTGTTGACCTTGATTTACTTCTTTTGATTTTGCCTCAATGTCTACAATTTTATTTAACCTAAATTCTTCCTCTATGTTTTGGGTACAGGTTGGGCAAACCCTACTTCCAGAAAAAAACTTATGCTCTTCTACCAAGTTGGAAATCTTTTGCTCTATCTTAATGTTCAGTTTTTCTAATTTCTTTAGAAGACTATCAGAAAAAGAAAGATCATCTAATTGCTTTGTCTTTTCATCAACTTGGTTCTGAATGATAGTATTATCATCTATAAGTTGGTTTATTTCAGTATCAATTAATATTATTTTTTCTTTTCTAGATTCTATGTCTTGAGTTTTTCTTTTCTTAAGTTTCTCAATTAAGTCTTG